CAAGTTTTTGATCCAATTTAATGTCTTTAGTGTGTTCTGGATTTTTCTGAACATTAATTTCATCAATATAAACTGTAACTGGAATTTGAGTCTCACCATCAGAACAAGTTACAATTAAATTTAACTTTTCATCAACAGATTTTCCACGGACATTTAAGAAAATATATTCAATATCAAAAGTTGGAAGTTCTTCTACTTTTATTCCTCTCGTAATAATACAGTCTTTTAAAACTTGTTTGATTGCATTTGTAATTTGTTTGGTATCTTGACTTTCTAAAGCAATAATTAAAATTTTTTCTTCTTTAACTAAAAAAGGTCTATATTTAATTGTCTTTCCAGTTGAGGGCAATACCAACTCATATGTTGGAGTCGAAATCTTTGGTAAAGGCATAATTTATAATACTATTGTTTTTTATTTATTGTAGTGCAGAAACTTCTCTTAAAGAACCATAATTATGCTCATAAACATATCTAGAATAATTGAAGGATACTGTTGCTTTTAAAATTGTACTTCCCTCATAAGAAACTGGTATTCCTGATATATTTACAGGATAAGCATCAATCATTCTATATGTAATAGTAGGTATATTTCCTAACTTACCACCACTTTCACCTGGTTTTTCTCTAAAATTTCTCTCAAACTTTGTTATAGATATAATTCTTCTATAAGTATTTGGATATCTAAATCTAAAAAAGTTTTGCGATTCCTTTCCATTGCCTTGACCTATCTGAGATGCTTCAATTCTTCCCCCTTCAGTGTAAAGTGGGTTGATAAAATTCATCCACTCTTCAAATAAACGAATAATTTTATAGTCATTATCAACATAGAAAGTAATTGAAAACTCATTGTATAATCTTTTATTTGGAATCTTTTCTGTAATTCCCTGATAAGATCCAGATTCTTCTGCAGTATTAAAAATTGCACCAGGTATAGTTGCTTCTGCACAATAAAAATCATACTTAGCATTTCTTGCTATATTATTTGTTAAACCGCATTTAGTCAGCCAAGAATCAACATTATCTCGAATTTGAGAATCAACCAAGTGCAGTGAAACTTTAAATTGACTAGAAAGTGATAACTGGCCAAATAAGTCTATAGCACCAGGAAGAGAAGTTCCGGAATCAATATCTTCAAATCTTGGAGTGGACATCTTTAAATAAAGAGGTCCTATTCTAGGATATCCTGCTGATTTTTCAGCCATCTATAAATACTTGAAGTGCTTATACTATATGTATGATAGATAAAGGAAATAATTCATATAAACAAGGAAAGTATAGACCAAAAAATCCAGAGAAGTATGATGGAGATCCCACAGGGATAATCTATAGATCTTCTTATGAATTAAAATTTATGCAATATTGTGATCTAACAGAAAATGTAAATTCCTGGAAATCAGAAGAATTTTGCATTCCATATATTTCACCAATTGATGGGAAAGTCCATAGATATTTCCCAGATTTTTTTGTGAAGTATAAAGATAGATTTTTGGTAATTGAAATAAAACCACAAAAAGATTTAAAAATGCCAGAAAAAAATCCAAAGAAAAAAACCAAATCTTGGGCATATTCCGTCAAAACATGGGCAATAAATCAAGCAAAATGGAAAGCAGCAAAAGAGTGGTGTGAAGATAGAAAATATGAGTTCAAAATATTAACAGAAAAAGAACTCGGAATAGAACTAAAATGATAGCAAAAAGCATTATACAAAAAGCAGGAACAAAAAACAGAGGCAGTGATTGGTGGACCAATATGCTAATGAATGAGTTAATGCAATATCAGAAAAAAAATATTAATGAAATGGATACTCGTTTTATTATTCCTGGTGATTTAGTTTTCTTCTTATACTCCGCAAAGTATCCACAAAAATACCCATACTGGGACAAGCATCCACTTACTTATATTATAGAAGTAAATCCAAGACAAGGAACTTTTTTCGGATCAAATTTGCACTATTTAAATCCACAATATCGTGGTGGTGTTGCAGAATCTTATCTAAATAAAGAAGGAATTGTAAATGCACCTAAAAAAACATTACATAAATATTTGTTCTCTGGTGTTATGAGTGATTTTTTTAAAGTTCCACAAAAAGAATGGAGGGAAGTTTCATTACTTCCAACAGAAAAATTTGTAGATAAAAGAGGACAACCGGTATTCAAAACAAAAGTTTGGGACGCACCATAAATGGCATTTCAAAATATTGGAAAAGACCCATATTTTTCCACAAATTATGGTGGTAGAACAATAGACTTTGTTCTTGAATACGATCCAACAAATGGAAAAGTAAATTTAAAAGAAAAAGGTATTACTTCTGTTGGAACTTTTCCAATATTTTCTGACGGTATTTTTAATCAGTCTGCATTGGATCAGTTGAATATTAACACGACTCAAAGGAATTCATTATATTTACAAATTCAAAAAGATACCCTAAATGCTCAAAGAGCAAATGGTGGAAATGCAAAAGGAATTGTATTGCAATCTTGGGCACAACCATCTCAACAAGGACAACCACCAGGAGCAGCACCAGCACCACCAGGAGTTGCACCACCAAATGCATTAGCAGCTATTGGAAATATATTCTCACCAGGTATTCCCCTACAAATTGATTTTAGTGATAATGCTAAATCAGTTTATGGTGGTTTGACAGTATATCCAAGAGACATTTTAAAAACAAGGCAAGATACGTTAAAAATAACACAATATTCTTATAAACCACCAAAAGGAGATATTTTTACGAGTGCAAATACAAATGTTGGAGATATATTGAAAGATGGTCTGCAAAGAGGAACTGCACTAAAAGATCTTATTGGAACAGTTATACTTCCAATACCAAATGGAATCCAAGACTCTAACAATGTAAGTTGGGGATCGGATGAAATGAATAACCTTGCTGCTGCAGCAACTGCACAAGTCTTAAGTACTCTTCCACAAGCAGCTTTAGGAACAGCAGTTGCTGGAGGACTTTCTAGTTTTACTGGGATTCCAAATGTGACTCCATATGTATTATTGGCAGAATTGGCATCTAAAGGAGTTACAGATCCAGAAGTTCAAGCACAATTAAAAACTGCTTTAGCATCTATAATCTTAAAACAAGGTGGATTTGAAGTTCCAGCAGAAACAATTTTATCAAGAGGTCTTGGAGTTGTTCCAAACTCTAACATGGAACTTTTATTTAATGGTCCAACTCTTCGTCAATTTAATTTTGCTTACAGATTAAGTCCAAGAAGTGAAGAAGAAGCAGCAGATGTGAGAAAAATAATTCGTTTCTTTAAACAAGGGATGGCAGCAAGAAAACAAAATTCTCAAGGTGGTTCTGGTGCAAGATCCTTATTTTTAGGAACACCTAATGTGTTTAAACTTGAGTATAAAACAGGAATTGAAGATATTGCAGGATTAAATAAATTTAAAATATGTGCTATGACTGGATTTACTGTTAATTATGCTCCAGATGGTGAATGGGCAGCTTATGATAAAGGACAACCAGTTTCTTTAACCGTAAATATGGGATTCCAAGAATTAGAACCTATCTACAATACAGACTATCAAGAAACAGGTCCATTAATTGCAAGTGGAGATAATCCAAAGGTTAAACCAGGAGATGTTGGGTACTAAAAATGACTTACTTCAAAGAAATACCAAATTTACTTTATCCATCACAATTTCCAGATAAAAGTTCAAGTGATGAATACATTAAAGTAAAAAACATTTTCAAAAGGGCTAAACTACGTGAAGATATTGCGAATGCCATTACTGCATTTGATTATTACCAAATAAAAGATTTTGAAAGACCAGATCAAATTGCTGAAAAATTCTACAATGATTCTGAACTAGATTGGGTAGTATTAATTGCAAATAATATTACAAACTTAAATACACAATGGCCATTAGACAATGAATCTCTTTATAATTATTGCATTGACAAATATGGAAGTGAAGAAAAACTTAATGAAATTTATGGTTATGAAACGATTGAAGTTTTAGATGAATATAATAGATCTGTTGTGCTTCCAGGATTATTTGTAGATCCATCATATGCAAATAATTTTAATACTATAGAAGGATCTAATGAATATAATATTCAAAATTTTCCCCCACTAGATGCAGAAGTTACCGTAGATTTAAATCAATTTAATGATGTTGTGGGAAGAGATGGTCCAATTACAATTATAGTAACTGATATTAATCTTAGAACATCAACTTTAAATGTACTTGGAAGAGACGTAGAAGATATAGGAATTGAACTAACTAATACATTAGTGCCTTGGCCTTCTGGTTGGGGTGGATTTACTGTGGTAAATAGAAGAGATGGAAGTACAGTAATAATTGAGTTTCTCGATTATCTCGGTGAAGTGGATATTCCAATCACTGAATTATTATATGAAATCGTAGGTGAAGAAGTTAATGGTGAAGTAGTTCCTATTTTTAGATTCAAACAACTATCATAAAAATGAATACTCCATTAGAAGGTTTAAAAGTAAAAATACAAAAACCTGGTTATCAGGCAAATTATACTAATACGTCCAATGATATAGTAGAAGTAATTAATCCAAATAGAGAAATTACAAACTACGAATATGAAGTAAGAAAGAATGAAGAAAAAAGAAAAATATTAATTATAAAAAAAGAATATCTAAGTGTAATTATAACTGAATTTAAAAACTTAATGAGATATGATAATAAAGTAACAAATTATATCGATGAAAAAACTAAAAAAGTTTTATCTCAATCAAATAAGTAA